GAGGGGGATAACAGTAGGAAGAGTAAAAGCCATTTGTTCATTCTTCCTTCTTTTTAGCTGTTGCCATAGGGCAGTTTACTGGACCACCTTTATCTTTAGAATTACCAGTAGACAAGCCAAAAGTGGCCAATGCACCAGTAAACACACTTGCCACGAACGTGATATCTGAGTTACCAGCTTTCTTTATCATAGGTAATTCTATGTAATTCATCGTTATGATGAAGCCAGACCAAACCACAACGCCAAGCCTGACGAATGTACCAAGGATCTGGATTTGGTGTTCTTGGTCTTCAGCAGCATCTTTTAACTTACTGAGGAGACCTTTTCCTTCCTTTTTTTCTTCCATGCTTCAATGCGTTTGTTCAGCTGTTTCGTAACAAATTTCTTAATTTGCTCGAATAAAGGTTGTGCCAATGTAGTGGTAGCTACAGCCCCTAAAGCAGCAGTAACAGCAGTAACCATTACTTCTGCAGTAGGGAGTGGCATTTGTATATCAATTATAGGTATCTTTAATTCAGGCTTAGGTGGTTGTTCTGTTGTCTCTTTCTCCTTCGCCTTCTGTGTGCCTTCAGGACGCTCCAAATCAGCTGGGGGTACCACAATGGGGCGATAAGATGGAACGTCTGCTGTAGGCTGTTTTAGATACATCTGAGGGATGTCTAAAGGTCTGGGTAATTCAAGCCTGGGAATCTTTATACTCAGTTTCCTCTATCCTTCCAAGTTTTAGAAGTTTCATCCCAATATACATTTGTAGCATCAGCAGCCTGAGCTACTGGTGGTTCCCATTTATATGTACTTGTATTTAATGTCCAACTTGGATAAGGCTGTGGTGCATAGAAAACATCAGCAGCTTTATCATATGTAAAACCTTTACCAGGTTTATTCTTTCTAGCTGGTGTTTCTTCTATCCATTTCCCAGGACTTGTATCAATCCAATTATTGAAAAAGTCTGCATCAGCGACGATACAATCAACGACTTTTCCTTTGACAACTTTTGCGTAATTACTCATAATTTTAAGGTGTTGTATAGCTAATAATAACGATTCCATTGCCTCCGTCGCCTGCAGATTGACTACAGTTACTGCTTTGTGGTATTCCACCACCACCGCCGCCTTGGCCATCGGAACCAGGAGCTGCATAGTTGCCAGAGGAACACCCTCCGCCACTTGGATTCCAGTAACCTATTCCGCCGCCGCCTGAACCGCCGCCGCCACGTTGACCGTAGCCTTCGCAAGCTCCGCCGCCGCCTCCAGCATAGTTATATGAAGATCCAGTTATTGAATCAGCTAGACCATTTCCGCCGTGACCTGCGGTTTCAGCAGCAGGGCCAGTTCCGTTTCCGCCGCCGTCTCCGCCAGCAGCACTTTTTCCGCCACCGCCGCCACCGCCGCGCCAGCCTCCATCTGGAGTATCTCCACCATCATTTCCTTGTCCAGCAGTACCAGATCCTCCTGAGCCTCCATCTCTTTTGGAGCCTCCGCCTGATCCGCCGTCATTACCATCTCCATGTCCAGAAGCAGCTGATCCTCCTTTACCACCGCCTACTGCGGTGCTACCATTGAAAGTAGAATCTCCACCGTCACTACCAGCAGTATTACCATTACTACTACCAGATCCACCAGCTCCTACTACTACAGAATGTGCAGCAAAGGATACAGCAGTGTTAGTAAGTTTCAGCATTCCGCCTCCACCTCCACCGCCCATTCCACCGCCGCCGCCACCGCCGACTAATAGGTAATCCATATTTGCTCCGATTCCACCTTGAACAGTAAATGTTCCTGACGAAGTAAAGCTATGAATTGTTTTTCCACCAGAAGTAGTTATTGTTCCTCCTGTAGCACCAGTAAAGACTGGAGTTGCAATGACAATAGTATCAGTAGATGAATAAGCTGAATCAGCTATACTTCCATCTATTTTTACAGCTTTAGCTTTAACTGAAGAGTATGTAGCTGCTGTTGTGAATTGAACAGTTACTACAGGATTATTAGTAGTAAATCCTGTTACTTCAACTGTGTTTCCTACTTTAGAACCTGATCCATGAGATACACTTTGATACGTAAAGTTAGATGAACCAATATCTAAAATTAACTTATCATCAGCAGTACCAACGGATGTAATTGTATAAGCTACGTTTGCGTTTGTGTAATTATCTGCAGGACTACTTATTGTAGGTGCTGCTAATTTTAATGAAAAAGTTTTAGTTGTATTACTTGAATCATCTAAACCTAAAGATGTAGTCGTTGCTTTAACTATATAACTAGGTATGCCACTAGCTGCTGCTGTTACTACAAATTGTCCAGATGTATTTACTGATCCAATAGTACAATTAGTTGGTGTAAAAGCATAAGAAACATCATCAGAATAATTACTAACTGTATGTGTTTCAGCTTCACCATTTGCAATTACTAAATTTCCAGTAACTGTTGGAGCGTCTAATTTAGGTACTGCGACAACTTGCCAAGTACTATCTCCTCTTAAAAATTTTGTATTATCTGCTGTACCACTACCAAGTCTTGCAGTGGCTACAGTACCAGATGCAATATTAGATGCATTAGTTGTGTCTGTTGTGGCAGAAGCAGCTAATCCAGATATTTTGGAAGTAGCAATAGCAGCTGAAGAATCTAAATCTGCATTTTTTACTTCACCATCTTTAATTCCATCAGATGTTATTTGTGTTAGTGCCATTAATCTGCTGCCTCCGCTGTGTTACCTGCATCTACCCATTCTAGATATTCAGCGTAATCTGCATTTGCTGTATCTTTTGGAATAGCTTTGTTAGGTGTCGATTCTTTATCAAGGATATCTTGATGTGCAACTCCATCTATAGTGAAGTTTCTTAGTTTATATTTTGCCATAATTAAAGATCCGCAGAGAGAGTTAAAACACCACTGCCTGTTATGTACCAAGACATTACTCTGTCATCAGTTAATCCGCTGAATCCTGTTTCACTAAACACCATACTTGGATTATTTGCCTGCCACGCAGCTACTGCTGGTGTATCTGTAGAAGTACTAGAAGCATCATGTTCAAATACTTTTGCTGTACCCGTCATAGTAATAGTTGGGCTAGCTCTTAAAGGTACGCTTAATGGGACTCCAACAATAGCTGTAGCTGTACCATTACCTCTACCTACAAAAAGATTTGTCTCGCTATTCCATTTCTGACAATAACGTTGACAACGAAGTAATTCATCAGCATACGTTCTATGTTCAAAGTCAGTGGCAACTTCTCCTACTTCTAACTGAAGACCAGTGATCTCAAATGTTGCATCATTGGTTGTGTACCAAGTTGTTGTACTGTCAGGGGTTCTTGCTGCGCTATCGTAAGCAGCCCAGGCATTTAATGGCCTTGTTCCTGTCATATCAGTGCCATAAAAAGGCAACAATCTGAATAGAATACCTGCACCAGTATCATTATCAATATTATTAGCAGCTGCTCCTGGAATTGTCTTAGTTACTTTTGTCCAAGTATTTGCAGATAAAGAACCTGTCTCAATGCAATAAAGCTGCTTAGTATTATCGTTAACTCTTAAATAACCATAGAAATTCTGAGCAACACTTGATTTAACCCAAAAAGATAATGTTACTTTACTAGAGGCCGAAGTGTAGTCCCAACCTGACTGAACTACATTCTGAGCTTCTATTTCCTGATCTACTTCTATAAAATCAGCAGCACCAGCCCCACTTGTCTGATTACCATTAGTTATATGTAATGAATATCTAAAACCTTTAGCCCAAGGTCCAGTATCACTAGAAGTTAGAGCGTGTTGTGCGTGTGTAACTGCCTCATCAGTTCCACCAGAATTTACTTTCCATTTATCAAGAGACCCGTAACCATTTGTAGTAGATGTAGTTCCACGTTGAGCGATTTGCATCGCACCGTTAATTATTAAATTACGGAACGAAAGAGTGTCAGTTAATCCAGTACCAGCTACGGAGATATTTCCATCTACCGTGAGATTATTCTCAACGGTTACATTCTTCGAACTATCCAGAGTTATATTGGCTCCAGAAGCACCTGAGTGTTGTAATTCAGTTGTTATTACTTTTGCCATTATGATTTAGGATACTTGTCTTTAGTAGCTTTTATGGTAGCTTTCCATCCATCTATACCATTATGGTAGATGTCATCCAACTGATCGACCACAGAAGGGTACTCGGCTGCTCTTTTTGCTTGATAATCAAGTTTAGCTAGTTCTACTCTAGCTGCATCTATATTTGATTGTACTAAGGTAACTTTGTTACCATCTTTATCAAAAGCTCCAAGACTGTCATCTATATTTGTGACATTTGGATAGGCCTTATAAATTGCATTATGATCTAAAGTCATGCTCCTACCTCTATTGCTGTTAAGTGAGAAGTATAACGACCTCTTTCTGCATTATCTTGGTCGCTGTGATGTCTATTTAGATACATTGTTCTAGTACTACCGGAACCATGGTGAAGTTGGAAAGAATAAATAACAGCATCTGTAGTGTTAGGGCTATCTAAATAATTAATATGAATATTTGCAACCCATG